TAAGAGGAATATTATAATGGATAAAGAAAGAATAGAAGAACACTTTAAAATAGCTTTGTATGAACTTGAAAACGGATCTACAATAGATGAACTAAGAGAAATTATTACAGAGTATGAAGCTGTAGAAGATTACGAGGTTTGTGCTGGTATTTACAGAGCTATTGAAATGGTATCTTTTATAACTTTAACTGTATTTGCAAAACAATTAGGAAGTAAAATAAGATTAAGATTTAAAAAGAAATAAGATATGGATATTAAAATAATATCAATAATAAAAAGTGAGTTAGGTGATAAAAAAACAATGGAAATAATTTCTAAATATAAAGATAGACAAAGAGTAAATTTTTTAATTTGTGATGAATATTTTTCAGAAGAATATATTTTAAATTATTTAAAAACAATACCAAATAATTATGCCTGATATAACAATGTGTACTGGAGATAAATGTAACTTAAAAGATACTTGCTATAGGTTTACTGCAATACCTAACGAATATAGACAAGCTTATTTTGTAACTCCACCTGTAAAAAATAATGAATGTAATAAGTACTTAGAATATTGTAATAAATGCCATCAATATAATGGAGTACACAAATTAAGTTGTTCAACACAAAAACAGCAAATAAACTTATGAAAATAGCAAATGAGATACTTTGGAAAATATACCAAGATAAAGATTGTACAAGAACAGAGTTTAGTAAGATGCTAGGATATAAAACAAGCTACTCTAATATATCACAATGGTTAAATGGGGATAAAGATTTAACATTAGATCAATTAGAAAAGTTCTGCAAAAAATTAAATATAAAATTAAAAATAGAAATACAAAATGATTAAAGAAGAAATAAAAACTAAGATATTAAATACAATACAAAAAGTAACAGGAGTAGATATAACAACTAAAACAAGAAAGTATGAGTTTATAGAAGCTAGAATGATTTACTATAAGCTATTAAGAGATAGAGGTTATTCATTACAAGAGATAGGAGATACTTTAGATAAAAACCACGCTACAGTATTACACGGAATTAATGTGTTTAACGATATTAAAGATTACGATAAGGACTTAATGGAAAAGTACAGTGCAGCAATACAATTATTAGCAGGAGAAAAGATAGACAAATATATATCTAAAGATGATTTTGCTATTGATTTTGCAGATTGGATTAGAGTTTGTATATTGAAACGCAGAAGTTATGATTTTGAAAATATAGAAAAGTTATTACAAATTTATAAAGAAGAAGCAGGATATGAATAATTATAATATTTACGAAGTAATAGATATACTATACAAACAACCTAAATGTTATTTATGGGACAAACAGTATAATCAATGGGATAAAGACGACTTTACTTGTTTACAAACTATAATAGATAACAACTACGATGGTAAGATAAAAAACAAGAAAAGAAAAACAATAACAATACTATCACCAGATAAAGAATTCTATACCTTTACAACCTATAAAGAAGCAGCTACCTTTTTAAATGTTAAACTACCTGTAATATCTATAGCAGTAAAGAAAGGATATAATATTAACGGACACAAAATAGTTTAAGATATGAATAAAAAACAAGAAGAAATATTTGTAGAGGTTTGCTCCTGGTTAATTATAATATCTATAATAGGTTTAATAATATATAATACTATTTAATATGGCAGATATAGCTATGTGCAGAGATGTACTTTGTAAATCAAAAGAAACTTGTTACAGGTTTAAAGCAACACCTGATAACTATAGACAATCTTACTTAATACCTAATAGAGAAGAAGATGCTATTAATTGTAGTATGTATTGGGAAATTACAAAAAAAGTTGATAAAAAAAATAAGTTATGACAGCAAAAGAAAAACAAAAACAATCAGATTTACAAAGAATAAAAAGAGTAATGAACTTCTACTACAATAGAGGATGTAATAAAGAATCAGTAAACGATTTATATAGAAAGATACTTAAACAAAAATATGAAAACAGTAAATAGTATTTCTGGCGGACAAACAAGTGCCTATATAGCGGCTAACTATCCAGCAGATTATAATATTTTTGCATTGGTAACTACAGATGATTTAAACTGCCAATACCCAGACGCAAAAGTAAGACAATTAGTTTCTGATAAAATAGGAAAAGAGTTTATAGGAACTTTAGAAGATGATGTTATAATTAAAACCATATTAGAATTAGAACAATTTATTGGAAGTAAAATTGATTGGGTAGTTGGTAAATCATTTGATGAAATTATATTGCGTAAAAATGGCACAACCTTTTTACCTTCTTATATGAGAAGGTTTTGTACTACTGAAATGAAATTAGAGCCTATTTTTAATTTTTGGAAAGAAAACATAAAAGAACCTTGCGAAACAAGAATAGGTTATCGTGCTAATGAAATGAATAGAGCAAAATCTATGATTAAAAAATTAAATAAAAATGGATTAAGTGAATTTAAAACTATAGTTGGTAAGTCAAAAAATGGAAATAATAAATGGGAAACAATAGAATGGCAAAAACCAATATTCCCTTTAATTGATAATAATATTTACAAAGATACTATTGTAAATTATTGGAAAGACAAGCCTGTTAATTTTGCTTGGATGAATAATTGTGTAGGATGTATGCATAAAGAACCAGCACTGCTAAATAAAATGGCAGTATTGCATCCAAATAAATTAGAATGGTTTGCGAAGATTGAAAGAGAAAGTACAAATGGGTGTACTTGGAGAGAACACATTACTTATGATAAAATTATTAATTATAAATTTAATTCAGATTTGTTTGATGATGATTTCAATGAATGTGATTCAGGTTATTGTGGAGTTTAACAATTAGCTATTTATATTATTTTTAAATAAACAATAGTTGATTTTTATTGATATGGAAAAGATAGACAAAAGAAAGTTCAATGGTGGTAACAGCACTAAGTCAAATGGAGCTGATAAAAGAAAGAATGAATATCGTAGTGCATTAGAACAAGCTGCAACTGTAGAAGATGTAATATCAGTTATTAAAATGGTACACTCTAAAGCAGTAACTAAACAAGATATAAAAGCAGCACAATTATTCCTGGAGTACTATTTAGGAAAACCAAACCAAAGTATCGATATTAACTCTAGTGAAGGGTTTAATATTGACTTTAGAAATCTATTTACTTTTAATGATTCAAATAAATAACAAGTATCGAGTTATTGGTGAAGCTGATAGTAGATACTTTGTAGTTACAGGTGGTAGAGGATCTGGTAAATCTTACTCAGTGAATCTACTACTAACTATGCTTACTTATGAAGCAGGTCACACAATATTATTTACAAGATACACTTTAACATCAGCTTATATTTCTATCATACCTGAGTTTATAGATAAGATAGATACTTTAGGTTTAAACAACGACTTTCATATAACAAAAGAAGAAATAGTAAATCTAAGAACCGGTAGCAAGATATTATTTAAAGGAATTAAAACAAGTAGTGGAGATCAAACAGCAAACCTTAAATCTTTACAAGGTGTTACTACTTGGGTACTAGATGAAGCAGAAGAATTAGTTGATGAAGATACTTTTGATAAAATAGATTTGTCTATTAGAAGTAAGGATAAACAGAATAGAGTTATCTTAATACTTAACCCTACTACAAAAGAACACTGGATATATAAACGCTTCTTTGAAAGTAAAGGAGTACAAGAAGGTAGCAATACAATTAAACTAGATACTACTTATATACATACAACTTATTTAGATAACTTAGATAATCTTTCGGAATCTTTTATAACTCAAATAGAAGATATAAAGAAACGCAGACCTGAAAAGTTTAAACATCAAATCGAGGGTGGCTGGTTACAAAAAGCAGATGGTGTTATATTTAATAATTGGAGTATCGGAAAGTACGAACACGTAGGTACAACTATCTATGGACAAGATTTTGGTTTCAGTAATGATCCAACAACTTTAATAGAATGCAATATAGACGTTTCTAACAAACGAATTTATATTAATGAATGCTTTTACTTACCTAACCTTACAACATCGCAGATATTCAATTTAAATAAGCAATACGTTAACGATGGACTTATAATAGCAGATAGTGCTGAGCCAAGATTAATTACTGAGTTAGCTCAATCAGGTTTAAATATTACACCTGCAATTAAAGGACCAGGATCTGTTACTTATGGAATATCTTTACTACAAGATTATGATTTAATAATAACACCTGAATCAGTTAACTTAATTAAAGAGTTAAACAATTATGTTTGGTTAGAAAAGAAATCTAATACTCCTATCGATGCGCACAATCACCTTTTGGATGGACTCAGATACGCTGTTAGTTATCAGTTAGAGAATAAGCACAAAGGTAATTATTACGTTTACTAAATGACTTACGGCGAAATAATAGCAGTAATACAATGCTACATACATCATAGTACAGGAAAAGAAGTACAAATCAATTTACCTAGAACTGTAGGTGAGATTAAAAAGATGAAAGCTATGTATCAAGTAGCTATTCAAATGTTAAAGTTTTATTAAAAAAATGTTAAAGTTTTTTTAGTTTAAATATTGTTTGTATATTTACACCATAATTAAAAACACAAACTATGAAAACATTTATTAAATTCTTTTTACAGAACAAAAGACCACAGCTTACATTTGCTTATTTAGTTTTAATCTATGTAATAACTCAAATAGCTAGAATATGATTTTATTTTATAAAGACCCT